GTTGGTAAAGTTCCAGTTGTAAGTTTAGATGCAGAAACACCAGAGGCAATCTTTGCATTTGTTACTGCATTTGGAGCAATCTTTCCAGCAGTAACTGTACCATCACTTGGTGTTCCAATCAAAAGAGGTTCACCCATTGCGATAATAAAATCAATACTATCTGAAGAAGTTAATGCTTGGTCTGAACCACTGTTTTTAAAAGTTAATGTGCTACCAGAAACAACAAATGAAGAACCAGGCTTTTGAATAACACCATTTAATGAAACTAAAAGTTGGTTTGCTGAAGCAGGAGCAAAAGCAGCACCATTCAATTGCAATGAATAGTTTGCAGTAGCAGATGCTGTTAAAGCATCTAAAACTGAATATGCTCCTACTTCTGGTTGATTTCCTATAAATGGCATTATCTAATTTCCTTTATCATATTTATGGTTTGTCTGGAAACTTGAAACCAGTAGCGTTTCCTTTTTCATCTTTTTTATCAATACTTTTAAATTTTTTTGTTAAATCTCGTAACTCTTGTCTGTATGTTTTCCATTCATCTGGAACTGCAACGCCTTCTTCTAAACTTTTAGTAACAATCCAATCACTTTCATTTAGTAATTCGTTTCTAAGATTTCTTAACATTAATAATTTTGTTTCTGTATCAGTCATTATGCTACAATCTCCATTAATGTTAATTGACAAGTTGCATTTGCTAATTCATCATTGTTGTAGTTATAACCACCAGCATTTCTAGTCATTGTTGTTGATGAAGAGTGTTCAAGAAGACCTTGTACATTATAAGTAGTTGCAGAGGTTGTATTTGGTGAATCCATAAAATGAAAAGGAATAGAATTAGGTCTACTAGCGTTATAACCACCACTATCTAATGCTGCTGAGTGTAGGGGTCTTGCTCCAGATGCGTCTGCTCCAAACAAAGTTGTTAATGATGCATTGCTGGTTGGTTCACCTATTACCGTACTTCCTCTTTTTAATCTTACGCCTGTGTAATCATACATTCCACTATAAACACTATACAAACCACTAATAGATATAAATCCAAACAATAGAATTTTATGACTTGCAACTGTTGGTGTAATTGTACCACTAATTATTGTTTTAGGTGTTGCTGAATCTGTACTAGCATAAGATTCTGCTGTTACTTCTGTAAATGGTAATGTTTGCACGACTGAACCTACTGGTAAACCAAATGATTGTATTTTACTAATTGTTGGCATCTGTTACCCCTTTGGTGCAGTCGGCCACTTGACATCTTCTAGTGACTTATATGTTTTAGTTATATCACGAAGTTCTTGACGATACTTCTTCCACTCATCAGTCATTGTAACATCAGAGTTAGACATCCAATCTGACTCTGCAAGTATAATATTTCTTTGTTCTCGTAACATATTTAAGTTTCTGTCAGCAGCACTATCTGTCCACGCTTTTTCTTCTGCAACTTTTGCTGCTTCTTCTTCATCAGTAAGTTGAACCAATTCATGGTTTATCATTTTATATCTATTTGCCATTAGCTTGGAACTCCATAAAGTCTTACTCTACCACTTGCTATGTTGCCTGAGTTGTAGTAAAAATTCATTCCATTCATGACAGACGCCCTATTTGCTACTAAGAAAGAACCACTACAGTTTTGAGCACCGTGTAATGCACCAGTAGATGCACTATGAGATATACCACTTATTTGACAAGGTTTAGTAGTATCATTTACATTTTGAATAATTCCTTGAAATGTATTTCCTTCTCCGGCTGCATTTCCAACTGAGGAAATATTATATTCCATCCAAATCTGACTTGCATTTGCATTACCATAAGTAGAACTAGATAATGCAGACTTTTCATTAGCATAATAATTTCCAGAACCACCTTGCTGAGCGCCTCCTACATATCCCCTTGAATACAAATAAACTCCATCACTAGATGGCAACATATGAAAAGTTAAAAAGTAAGTGTCATATGTAGAATTAAAATATGTAGAATCGATTACATACTCTGATACTGCACTTGATATAGTAGCATCTAATAATTTTATCATACCAACATTAGAAGTTGTTAATGTTGAAACTGGAATCGCACCAGTAAGTTTTGATGCCGCCATTGCAGTAATTTTTGCATTTCCAACAGAACCATCTGGTGGAGTTGTTGTTACTTGTGCTAAGTTTTTATATATCACATATAAGTTAACACCATTAGGTGGAGCATTACCAGAACCAAAATCAAGAGTTGTTCCAGACGCAGAATAAGCTGCAGTAGGTTCTTGTCTTACGTTACCAACAAAAACTTCAAGGTCATTTGCATTTGTTACTGGGTGAGTAAGTGTAAACGAAGTCGTAGAGCCATTTGCAGTAAATGATTGTTTATTTACTGAACTCACAAAACCTTGTGTTGGTGTAGTTCCGATAAAAGGCATCTATTCTATCCTTATGTAATTTCCATTAGACCCATTACAACATCTAACGAAGTTGCTGTTCCTGCCTGTACTTTCAAAATATCAGATGCTTCCAGAACATATTTCTGACCAGCAAGAACCTCAAGAGTTGTGTTTGCTGGAATTGCAACTTCATTTAGTAAAAGTCTTGTTCCACTTGCAGAAGAATCAGTAAACTGAATTGATATATGTGCAGAATTATCTGTTTTGTTTGTTATCGCAATACCAAGAATAATACTGGTTGTACTGCCTGGACAAGTATATAAAGTTCCACCAGAACTAAAACCATTTGTTGGTACTGAAGCGAGTGATGCGTTTTTAAATGTGTTTGCCATATTTTTATCCTAAAGCGATTGCCAATGCAGTAGCGTCATCTGCTGGGTCAAAACTTAATTTTGCTTTTGTTATTGTACTGTCGCTAACAGTATTTAGTGTATTTGCTGTTGATAATTGTATTACTTGAATATTGTTTGTACCACTTGGTGGTGCAGAGGTAAATGTTATAATTGCACCATTTACTGTGAACGCATAACTGGCACCATATCTTTGGTAAACATTATTAACAAACACAATAAAATTGTTTGCACCAGAACCAGAGGGGGTTTGAGTTAATGTAAATGCAGTTGCTGAACCATTACCGTTAAATTCATCAATGTGTGGAGATGAAAGTGCATTTGTCATTGATAACAAAGTTCTACCAAGATATACAATAAAAATTCTTGCATTGTTTGCTGGTGCAGCTGCAAAGGTAATTTTTGGGTCACCAGATGACATTGAAATGTTAAACGCAAAACTTGGTTCTTGAACAATACCATCAAGAGAAACTAAAAGTTGTCCAGCCTGTGCGACTGGAAAATCTAAATCGAATGTTGCGTTTGAACCATCACCAGTAATTAACTGTTTGTCAAAACTTCCAGCGGTTGGTTCTACTCCAATATAACTTGTCATTGTTTATCCTTCAGTCTTATTTATTCTGCATCTTTGATGGTCAAAGTGCCATCTGCAACTGCTTCAATAATTTCATCATAATGACGATTACCTTCACTTAATGGCACTTGCCATTTTTCTCCATTTTCATAAATTAGTTCAATGTGACTATTTTCTGTTTTATTTGAAATAGGGTTTGTATCTGTTTTATATTGTGCTGATAATATTTTCATTTTATAACTCCGAACTCAAAGAAATATGACTACTAGTCTCAGTACCATGATACATTGACAATCCTAAACCAAAGCCTGTTTGGACGGTATTATTTCCATCTGCTCGTAGATAGATATCTTTTACATCTGTTTGATTTGTTGCCATGTAACCAGCAACCAAACCCTCTTGAGCGGTAACTGAACCAGCGTTATTATACCAACACACAATATTACTACCTTGTGTAACAGCAGGTTTATTACGCAGTGGAACTGGTGTTTGTAAAACATATCCACCCCTATTTCCTAAAGCATGACCAACAGCAACAGTATCATAAATTCCTATTACTCTGCGATAGAAGTATCGTTGACAAAGTAAAAGCTCTTCTCCATATGAACGGTGTTCAAAGTCTGATGCTATATCGCCAACTTCCAGTTGAACGCCTGTAATTTCAAATTTTGCTTCATCAGTTGCAAGAATATTCTGGGCAAAATCTCCAACTTGAGCGCCACTAACATGGGCTCTCCATTGTTCATTTGTTACCGTTCCAGTATAGTTTGTTCCATAGTAAAGAGTAAAATACACAACCAACCCAGGCCCATCATCATTATTAAATACAAGATTTGCGTGGCCTGGAATAGTGTGTGTTATCTTTGTCCATGTATTTGCTGATAGTGTATAATCAAAACTGTATGCACCATTACTTGACGTTGACGTATCTAAAGAACGAATGTAAACTTTATAAGTACCAGCAACAGTTGATAGAACCCAAAAAGAAAGTGTTATCTTTGAAGATGCACTTGTATAATTCCAACCAGAGGTCGTTATGTTTCGTGCTTCTACTCTAGTTTCAAATTCGGCAAAATCTGCAGCTGCATCTGGTGTTTGTGGGTCAGTAACATGAAGTTGAAGAGAATTTCTAAATCCAAGACTGTAAGGAGTATCAGTAGTTGATAAAGCGTGATGAGTAGCACTTATGTCAGGCCCTGCTCTATTAACTTTAAACATATCAAGAAAATAACCGCTAGAAGTAGTTGATGCGCCTCTTTGAGCAACTTGAAAAGCACCATTGATGAGTAAATTTTTTACCCCACCAACACCAGTTAATGCACTACCATTAAATGCTGGTAATGTTCCAGAAGTTGCAAGTTTTCCAACTGTTACTGCGTTATTAGCAAGTTTGTCAGTTGTTATTGAACCAGCTGCAACATCACCAGCTGCAACTGTTGTATCTTGATTTAAAAGTTCTGCTAAATTTTTTGCGTTACTAGCCATTATACAAAATACCTCGCCATTATTTGGGAATTATTTACTGGTGTAAATGTAAACGTCAGAGTTGCACCAGATATACCATAGTCCGTTGTTGGTTTCATACATACACCATTATAAAAAACAAACACATCATTCACAGATGCGCTGTTACTTAAAGTAAATGCAGTTGCAGAACCGTTACCAGTAAAGTTATCTAGGAACATTGACACTGCTCTTCTTGCAGTTGTTCTAAGACCAAGATGTTTAACTTCAATTTCTGCACTATTATCTGGTGCAGAGGTAAAAGTCAACACACCAGTTGTTGTATTAACTGAATAGTTTGTAGATGCTTTTTGTAAAATACCATCAACAAAAACCATGATTGTTGTTGAGTTCGCTGGAACTTCTGTTAATTGAAAAGTTGTATCAGAACCATCTCCAGTAAAATTATCTGTGGTAAATGTTTTTAATGAAGTAGAAAGTTGTGCAACACCAACTGAACCAGCTGATGGTGTTCTAGAAAAAGTTCCGATACCTCTATGAATTACATAGATACTATCACCATTTGCTGGTGTTGAAGTAAATGCAAGAATTTTAGGAGAATTACTTGAGTCATCATTGATAGTATAAGCGACATCAGGCTCTTGAACAACATTGTTTACCATTACCATTACGTTTTCTGAAGCACCACCAGGCACTTCATTAGTAAGAGTAAAGTTTGCAGTCGCACCAGTTCCAACAAAATCTTCTTTGACGAAATTTGGACTTAACCTATTTGTTGCTTGTACACCAATATATGACATTATGATACCTCTTGTAATATTCCAGCGATGACATCAACAGTAGCACCACTTGCATATGCATATAGCTTATCGTTTGAGTTTAAAATAATTTTTTGTCCAGACACAACCTTTAGTGTTGAGTTTGCTGGAATTGGTACATCTTTAACAACATGATATGCTTTGTAGATTACTTTTGTTCCAGCAGCAGCACCATCACCAGCAGCAGAATTCTGTTGGTATGTAAATTGTGTTGCACTTGTTCTTGTAATTTTGTAAATACCATTTACATAAGCAGCAGTTGAACCAGTAACATGAACATATTGTCCAGTTTGTAAACCATGAGAAGATGCACAAACTACTGTTGCAACATCAGATGACGAAGAAGTTATACTTGTAATAGTTCCTAAAGTTGCAGAGGTATCTTGAATAAATGTTGTTAATGAAACAGCAGCAGTTCCAGTATTAGCAGCATCTAATTCTACTAAAATTGAATTAACCCCACTTGAACCATTGTTTGCAGTATAGACCGCTTGCGGCCCAGTATGATTATCAGTCGCACTACCAGTCGATTGATAATTTTCCCCAGCAGTTACAATTGATGCAAAAGCGTTTTTAAAATTATTAGCCATATTTTTTTCCTTATCCTAATGCAGTCGCTAATGCGATTGAAAAACCTTCAGTAGAGATTGTACCACTAACAGAGGGTAGTGTCAAGTTAACACCAGCACCATTATTAATATTACCAGCGATTGTAACATTTGTTGGTAATCCGATTGTTACTGTATTACCAGCAGCGGCAGTTTCAATCTCACCAGATGTTCCAGCAATTGTTAAAGTTTCACTATCCAGTATGGATATAGTTCCAGTATCACCAGATATATCAACATCAAGAGTATTGATAGAATTGTTTAGTGCAACAATCGCTTCAACAACATCAGTTGATGAAGCAATAATACCAGACGCACCAAGTAAATTTGCAATATCACCTACGTCTTGAGCAGTTCCGTTATAAGACGTTCTGAATTGTTCAAATGTATTGCTGGGTAATACTTGTCTATCTGCCATCTTTTTCTACCAATTTAACCAAGAGGTTTTTAATCTCATGCATTTCAGATTTTAATATATTTATCTGTCTTGTTGCATCTCTCAATTCATCTTTTTGTTTTTGTACGTTCCTCGACCTTGTAATAGCGGCAACATACGCACTTCTTGAAGTATTTATGATTGCTTTTGAATTCATATCTCTTACAAGATGTTCATGTCCTTCAACTTTTAAATACTCTTCACTCATTATGTTGCCAATGCGATAGCACGCAAATCCTTTATTCTTGGTGGTTGAGCACTATTACTTGACTGCATACGAATCTTAATTGCAAACGCAGTAAACTCTTCTAAACCATCTTCAGTATATTCGTATTCAATAAAATCATCATTAGTAGTAGAGTCGTTTGTGGTAACATCTGGCCCACCGTTTGTATTGAAAAATCTGAAACCCAATTCATCAAAATCTGATTCGTCATCAGAACGAAGTATCTTATACATTAATTGTATCTCTGCATTTGCAAATCTTACAGCAGTATGTAATACTTTTAATGCAGTAGCAGGATTTTTAAGAGTCACTCTTCTAGTAACATAAATTGTTTCTGTACTATCACCATCTGGTTCAGTTGCAGATATAAAATCTGTAGTTGGGAATACACCAGAACTACTATCAATATTATCAATCCTATTAGAGAAAGCAACAACTGACTTTCTATCCAAATCAATTACTGGTGATAAGTTTTCTTGAGTTGTTCCCATATTAAGGTCAAGAATTAAAGACTTACTTCCAGACAATTCATTTGTTTCATTAATTTGTGATGCAATCAATTTAGGATTATCAAAGAAGAAGTTTTCTCCTAAAGGAATATTAATCTTTGCTGATTCGGCAAGTGATGCAGAATCTAAAGATGACTCTGTTCCATTTAATGACCTACCACCAGTTGCTCTAACAAAACCAGACAATGAGGTATTTGGGTGAATAATAGTTGGTAATAATGTTTGCATACCATCCATCTGTGCATTTTCAGTTGCGACCACAGCGTTACCACCACCAACTGATACACTTGCATCTGCACTTGTAGTTGTAGTGATTGTGTAATAATCTAAGTTTTGATTTGCAATTGCAGTATGAGTTTTATTAATCTGGTCTAGAGGAATACCATTTAACTGATATAACTCTACAGTTGTACCATTAGCATGAGCAGTAGCAGTAGTACCATCTTGCGCTCTTGTTATACTTGTAATTGATGTAGTTCCAGCACCACCACTTTGTGTACCGAACATAATTTCATCACCAATCTTCAAGTAGATTCTAGATGAAAGATTACTTGCTTCAAAACCAGTACCAGATGTTAATGTCAAATTAGTTTGAGAATTTGTCATTGCACCATTTAATGTTGTACTAATGTCGGACTTTGCACCAGAGATTGTTACATTATTCTGGTCAGCGTGCATATTATGGTCTGTGTGTAAAACTTTAATTACGTTACTACTTCCAGTAAATCTAAATGGGTCGTTACCAAGCGTTTTACTAGGTAATACATCATTGACTAAAGTTAAAACACCATTTACACCAGTATTGAAACTTGCTCTATGAACAGTAAACTTTAAGTCCTCAAAATCATATGCAGACCAAGTAGTATTATTTTGTGATTTAAATAGTACACCAAGATACGGTTGTTCAGAAACAGTTCTAGTTCCACCAATATCTGTTTCACCCATTCTTGAAATCCATGCAAAGTATTTGTCAGAGTCAGATTGTAATACAATACAATACTCTACACCATTTCTAACATATACTGGTGAATTAAATCTAAATGTAGTTGGTTTTGTTGCATCATTAGTTAAGTTAACTCTAGAATAAGTTTTACCAGATACAGCTCTAGCAGATGAATCTGAAACTGTCATAGAAGTATCACTAGTAATACTTGCAACTGTGGTTACAAGTGCTGTAGTTTCATGTCCTGCTTGTCCTGCTGTTCCTACAGTTGAAGTTCCACCCTCTGTAATTGTAATACAATCACCAACTCTTAAATCCGTAAACTTAGTATTAGTACCAGTAACCGTGGTTGAACCATTACTCATTGCAACTGTACCATCTTCAAATGGTTGAAAAACTTTAGTTCCAAAAGGTAGTGCCTTAATTGTTGGATAACCGTTTTCCATTTCACGAATTTGACAAGTAACTGGAATATTTGCATCTTTTCCTTGGAAGAATACATCAATCTTTGTGATATATTCACCACCCTCTGCTTGTGGCATAATGGATTGTGCTAGCGGATCCCACCAACCAACAACTACATCACGAACATCATTTCTTGTTACATTCTCTGTTTGATTAACATTTCTAACCTCAACCCTTGCATTTCTTGTTGCAATAATTCTTTCTTGAACATTTCTAAGAATACCTCTTGCAGAATAAGTTGCTTGAGCAAATGTTTCTGGTTCTGGGGTAAGTTGATTGGTTGCAGAAGAAGTTAATCTGAATACTCTTTCACCAGTTCTAAATCTTGCATTACCAGCAACATTAGGGTCTGGAATTGCAAATACACCCTCAACCTTTCCAAATCCAGTTGAGAACATTGCACCACCTACAGATGTTACTGTTCCAGTACCACCAACACTTGGTGTTACATTTGATGATACATCTTGTTTATCAAAAAATGGATAAACTCTAGTGAGAGGTTTTAATCCAGTTGCAGAAAACGTAACATTTCTTGCACGAATGAAAGGAATAATTGCAGTAGATAATAATCTATCACCCTCTGACACTCTATCAATTTGTGCTACAACATTAGTTGAAACACCTTGTCTAGTTCTTGTACCAGTTCCAGTTGTAGTTGTTCTCTGTAATATAGCACGACCTTGTGGTTGACCCAAGTTAATAAATCTTTGTTCTCTAAATCTAGAGGTTGTTGTTGTAGATTCACCAGACCATTGAGTTTGCCATGCGTTCCAAATAGTACCAATTGCATTTCTATTTTGTGCAAAGACTGTATCGAAATTACCTTCACGATTAATGATTAGTGCTGGAAGTCTATTAACCTCAAACCACTCATCACCAGATGGACTTAGTTCACAAATACCTGCCCATGAAAAATTCAAGACTGGATTTAGATTTTCAATTCTGGTTGCATATGGTTGTTGAATAGAAACAATCTCATCATACGGAAGAGTAACTAAATCACCAGTTTTCTGATAATTATCTGTTGTCCTTTGTGTATCAGTTGTATTTTCTTCTGAAAGAGTAACACCTTTCATAAAGTACTTTGGTCTTAACTCTTGTTCTGCCATATCAATCGCAACACGATAATCTGGGTGTTGAACATCACCAATTGAGTGTCCAGTAAAGTTATCAACTAGGAAACCAGACTTAAATCTATCTAAACCATTTGCATCTTGTATTTGAAAACCCTCTGCATCTTTTTCTAATAATGATAGTGCAGTATAGTATTCTATATTATTAATTCTATCTTCTAATCTACCGATATCTCTCATAGTATATCGCTTATTAGTTTCTTTAGTTAATTTTGCATCATCAATATCAAGTAGATATGCTGGTAAAGTAATTTCAGAAATCAACATTGACTTTTGTAGTTCTTCTGGCGGTCTAGGTATTTCAGCAGGAGTTCCTTTTTGAACTACAAATTTTCCCTTTTCAGTTAAGAAAAGTAAATCTACACGACCAAGATAAAATTCAAAATCATAATTGATATTAGAATTATCTTTTGGTATTAATGTTTCAGATGCTTTTGTACCATGAAACTTTCTAGATGCAAAATTAAATGAAAACCCAGTAACATTATCAGCACTATATTGACCACTATTTCTATTAGCAGTTGAAGCTGCAATGTCATCAATTTTTGGTCTAAAATCAATCGCATTTCTTAAATCATATTCACCAGTAGGTTCTCTTACCTCTGGGTCAACTCTAGTTGCAGAGTATGTTAGGATATCTTTATAATCTACTGAACTATAAGAGTCTACTGTGAAGAAATCACCAGCACCATGTTCAAAGTAATCAAACACGACTGCAATTCTACCAGTAGGAGCAGTTTGTCCTGCTTTTCTGATTACTCTACCAACATCATAAAAGTTATCTCTTTGTCCAGTATCTAGAATAAATCTACCAGTAATATTTTTAGAACCAGCAGTTAACGTAGCAACTGTTGCAGTTGCACCAGATGTTGCACCAGTAATATTCTCACCACTTGAAAAATCTTTTGCATTTTTAACAATGTATGTAATTGGACTAATGGTGTTAATAATCATTGCTTGACATTTACTAGTTGCACCAGTAATGATTTCACCTTTTTGGAATGTACCAGTAATACCAGTTGCAGTAAATTGTGGAAGTGCTGGGTCAGCACTTGCACTCTCTGAGTCAAAGACTGCATGAACTTTATGAACGTCTGCTTTACCTAAAGATACATCTTTATCTTTTGCATCTATACCATATACATGAGCACCAGTTACACTATTTGCAAGAACAATATGAGCAGGAATATTAGTTTTTACTTTATGGTCAGCATCACTTCTTTCTACCGTAGTTAATAATTGAACTACAATACCAGCACCATTAAATACAGTATTGTTTGTAATAGTTAAGTTTCTTGTACCAGTACCACCAAAAGTCGTATTACTTGAAGTTAGATTAATAATATCTCCGTCTGCACAACCACTTTGACTGTTATTATTAAGAACAACTGCAATATAATCTGTATTTGATGCTGCTAGAAACTTTTCGTCAGCAGCAGCTTGAACAGCAAGTTGACCAGAACCATTTGATGTGGCAACGAATTGTCTACGAACTTGTAATTTTGTAACTAGTTTACCATTACTTTCAGTTTCTAAAGTTTTAATATTGGATTTTCTTAATTTACGAAGAAGAATATTTCTGTTTGTATCTTGAATAGCAGGACGTTTACGAACAACACTACCAGTTAATGCGTCAGTTGAAGGTTGTGCAGTAAATGAAATTGCAGTAGCTGTAACACCATCAACAACTCTTTCTTCTGTTGCACCAGCAGCGCCTGTAGGAATTTCTAAAACATCACCTACTCTAACTTCACTAGTATCGTAACCGGCAACACCAATAAGATTATCAGTACCAGTTTGTTCAGTACGATATGTACCAGATAAAGTTTTATTTACATTAAGAACAAGGTCAGCAGTAAAGTCTTCATCAGAAGCACCAGTACCATCATTCATGTATACTTGTTTAACTTCATCAAATGTTCTTTGATTAACACCACCTGCTAAAGTTAAAGTAGCATTACCAGTAGTTTTAATTTGACCATCAGCTTCATCTGAAGATGATGATAATAAACTGTCATTAGTTTGAAATGTTCCCACAACATTTGTCAACTGTAAAATTTGATTTTGTATACTATGAATAAAACCAGTAGCACCAGATACAGTACCAGTTACTTTTGCACCTTGTGGCACATGATTAGCATCTGGTGCTGTTGAACCATTAAATATTACTTGAGTGAACATACGAATATCAAAAAGATATAAGTTAAATTGTGCAACTTGTCCACCACTACCACCGTGTGATAATTTATTATCTGAGTTTGCGTCTAGACCAGATGTGTGTTCAAACGCTCTAGGTCTTGCAACACCAATTATATCTCCATTAGGAGTTCCTCTTGTAGCATTTGCAACAGACCTTAATTCCATTTCTCTGTACGGTTGTGGTATTTCTGAAGCATTATCTTTACTTGAGATATCAGGCCCACCATAGACATTTGTTACTCTAACAAAGTTTCCGACCTCTGCTGGTGTTACTGCACTTTTAAATTCTTCTGAAGTTCTTGGTTTTTCAACATCAATAAATTTAGGTGCAACAGTTTCAATTTCATATCCACGAACATATGCTTTACCAGGCGATATTTGAATATTTAAAAGATTTTCAGATGAAGTATTACTATCATCAGTAGTAGCACCACTTGCATATACACCCTCATTTAATCCGTCATCTAGATTTTCTCTTAAATCAATACCAAAGTCTTTGACAGTATAGTTTCCAGATTCATCAAAAGTTCTTCTTGCAAAAGTTTCACCTAATACAGAGTAATCAGTGTTTCTTGCAACTTCTTGAATAACACCATTTTTAACTTGTGCTAGTTCAACAAAGTTTTCATCGGCAGCAGAACCAAGTGCAAGTTTAGAAAGTGTTAATGTATATTGTAATCTGTGAGCACCTTTTGCATTTTCATTTGAAGAACCAGTTGCATTATCCAGAAGTTGTGAATCTGATTCTGGGGTTACTAAAGTTTCATTTACAGAAAGACCAATTCTATAAGATGGTGTGTTTGTGTATTTGTCAAGGATAATTCTTTGCTTTGCAACTCTTACAAAAGTACCTCTGATAAAGTATACACCAGTTTCGATACTTGCAGACGAACCAGTTGCAGTTGCACTAGATGCTAGAAGAGTTGCCGAATTACTATTAGCAGAGATTGTGCCACCACCACCACCGCCTGAACCATATGTAATTGCAGTATCAGATGAAATATTTTCACCATCAACAAATGTTGTTGTTACACCGGCGGTTGCACCACCAGCAGTATTAGTTGCAGTTTGTGTATACTTAACATAAAGTGTTGCTGGGTCTGTAGTCGTTGCCTCTGAAAATCCGATAACTCTTGCTTTAACACCAGATGTACCACCAGTAATGATAACACCTTTGTCTGCATTTTCATCTTGATTATCTGTAAGATTAGTGTTCTCTGCGTACTGTTGTAAGTATTGAGAGATTGCAACTGAGTTAAAAGTTGATTGAAGTTTTACTGCATAATATTCGTTGATATATCCAAACTGGCCAGGCACAACAAGTGAACCCTCTTTGAACATATGTCTACCATGTCTTTCTACTTGATTTTGTAGAATGGACTGAAGTGTTGTAAGTTCTCTTGCCTGAACTGCAAAGCCAGGGCGAAAAAGAACTCTATGAAAATTATCGGTTACATCAAAATCATCATAATAAGGTGCAACATTTAAATCGGTTTTTTGCATTGTTTAGAATTCCACTACGACTTTAATATCCTCTGTTTGGTCTGAGGCTCTTGAGATTACTCTTCTATTTTCGACATAAATTATCTCACCAGTATCTCTTTTTAATTCTGGAGCAGCAACTCCATTTACAAACACAACACCATTTGTTGTATTAGAAGTTGAAGCAGCAGGTGTATGTTGTGCATTTGAGTCTGTACCAGTTACTAGATTAGCACCAGAAAAGGCGGTTAGATTTCCTTTTGTAGCACCAGTACTAGGTACTCCAAATCCACTATACTTTTCTTGTACATAATATAAAATTCTGTTTGTAGCATCAAACTCTACAACTCTTCCTTCTGCACCAGTTGTTGTTTGAGTAATTTTTTCATCTACACTATAAGTACCAGAACCACCAGCAGCAAGAAGAAGTGCATTTGTTTGTCTTGCAGTTGCTATAGTAGCAGCATTATTAGTTGCAGTATCGGTAGGATTTTTTACTATACCAACTCTTCTGAAATCATTTACTTGAGTTGCGTCTGTATCTGCTGGTGTAAACTTTCCTTGAACCATAACATAATGTCCGCCAAGTTGAGCGATATCGTCAGAACCAGAACCACCAGGCGGTTCAATAATTGGTGTGATAGAACCAGCAGTTGCATTAGTCCATGAAGTTGCTGTTGCACCAGATATTGCAGTTGTGCAGTTTGCATCAGTAAAGATATTTGCAGTTGATAAATCAACCGTTGCAAAAGTATAGTTAGCACCACTTGCTGAAACATAAGTGTTAGATGCGTTGTTTTCACCAAACTCTGTAATCGCACCACCAGATACCACTAGAGCAACTTTAGCATTTCCATCACCATCACCTTTTACTTTTGTATAGAAAGTTCCATTTGGATATGATGAACCACCAGATGTTACCATAACAACTAAGATACCACGAACTGCTGGTGGATTACTATTTACAACGACAGGCATAAAATCTGTAGTCAAGAAGTTTTGAATTTGACTTGTTGTAAGTTTATACATAAATTTTAAGTAATAATTTGCGTCATGCCAGAATGGTTGTGTTGCTTCATTTGTTGGGTTTGCACCAGTTATGTTTGACGCACCAGTTTGGGGTGCATCACCGTTATATAAAACTTGGTAAACTCTAAATGCATCTGTTATGAAATAATATGTAGAGTCATATACATTTGTTGCACCACTTGATGCTGTAGTTTTTGATGGATAGTTACCAGAAGAAGTTGTTCCAGAAACATCATGTCTATACATATCATATGATAAACTTGTATCAAAGTTTCTTCTTGGTATTACATATGAAATATTTGCTGACTCAACTTTTTTAGCAGCAAGCATATCATCCCAGTAGTAAGATTCTGGTGCGACACTATCTATTGGTGCTGGTGGAACACTATCTGCACTAGCACCCTCTGAAGTCCAAGGTTGTGATTTACCCACAAAGACATAATATTTACTAGAGGTCAAATCTGCAAAAAATGAATCTGCGTTTGACTGTCTAAATTTTTCTGTAATAATTGCTGCCATGTTATTTTCCTATAATTATTTAGTTAGGTTTCCTACCATCACTTGCGTTATGGTTTTGGATATTTTGCTTTAATAGCATCAATAGCATCTACCCAAGTTGTTGTTGAATTTTTCATATCATCATAACGCATTTCATCTTGATTAAGTTTATCGTATTCTTCTTTTCTATCTCTGGCATATTGCTTGGCCGCCCATTCTTGTTCTATTTTTTTCAATGCATCTTTATCTACTGGTATTAAATCACCTTTTATAGCTACACCGTCTTTGTGTGAGTATGAATATGATATGTCAAAAACTTCACCTTGTGGTAATTCGGCTATTACATATTTACTTTCATCTTTATAGATTTCACTTGGTAATGTGTTTGCTGACATTAAAAGAGAATCATCTTTTTTATCAAATATTAATATCATTTTTTAACTCCTATTAACCCAAATATGTTTCAACTTTTACCCAATAATAACCACCACCAACATAATTTCCAGCGGTCTTAGTTATTCTAAGTGTGCCTGAAGAAGGCGTAGTAATTGACCAAGAGCCATTGTTGGCTGAACTTACATTTTGAATGTCAACAGCATTAACTATACTTCCACCATATGTAGCAACACTACTTATACGAAGAGCACCATAGTTATTGATATTATGATGAGTATATTGAGCAGTAACTAAACTTACTCCAACACTTTGAAGACCAGTCACATCTAGAGTAGCTGTACCTTGGCCTGTAACACTTCCATAAAAATAATATGTCCTTACACTGTTAAATATAAATTTACCACTAGTACTACAAATTCGCATACGTTCAGTTGGTAAACCACCAGTATCAGTATTTCTTGTGTGAAAAGCTATTTCACCTTTATTTTCGTCAGTTCCAGAAACTACACCTCTAATAGCAGCTACAGTTGGAACTGTGCTATCACTACCAGCATTGAAAGCAATTTGACCAATTCTATCTCCATCAGACATTGAATCGCTTGTTGCGTGTAATGAAAGTTCAACGTCAGCTGTACCTTTAATTTCTACACTTCTAGTCATACCTCCAAAATTGTTTGGACTACCACCAATACCTATATGCTCTGAACTATCTATAGTAATAGCAGTAGCATCAGCATTGTCATCTATACCTTGAGATGTAAAAGCACCAGTGGTTGTTATTGCACCAGTTGTACTTATCGCAATATTGTTGGCAAGTTTTCCACCAGTAATAGCATCATCTGGTATTTTTGCAGCTGCAACTGTACCATCTGAAATAGAGCGTGAAATGATTTTTCTAATTGCCATTGATTACTCCTTATGAGATTGTAGCACCACTTACTGATACTGCTTTCCAACCAATTGTGTTATGATATACTAAAACTACACTTTCACCAACAGCATCAAATAGAATACTAGTACCATCATGGAATGTTGCTGGTTGAAGTGTTGCATCACCACCATCAACAATCATTGTTATAATTTTAACTTGTCCAGCTGTACCGTTTGCAAGTGTTAATGCATCTGTACCAGTTGATGTAACCTCTGTAATCAGATGAGTTAAACTTAATGCACCAGCACCAGATTTAGATTCAACTCCACCAATAATCGCACCACCAAGAACACCACTAAAAGTAGCACCATTGATTGTAGGTGTAGTTAAAGTTTTGTTAGTAAGAGTATCGGTTGAAGTTCTACCTACTAATGTTTGTGTTGTATTTGGTAAGGTAATAGTGTGATTACCAGAAAAGTCAGCGTGAGCAGGAGCTTGTAGAGCGACATAATGTGCATTATTACTTTCACAATACAGTCTTACTTGTGATTGAGCACCGTCATTCTTAATAGAAATTAAACCAGTTGATAATTCTATTCTGTCATTACCAGCAATCTTAACATCAATTCTATCATCTGTGTCAGCTGTAATAGACGTATCACCATCTGCATCTAAGATTAGTTCACTACCGTTCAAGTCTAGTGATGTTGCTACTGTTGCTGCTGTTAAGGTTTTATTAGTGAGAGTATCAGTTGTTGCACGACCCACTAACGTATCTGGTGAACCACTAGGTAAAGTCAAGTTTCCAGAATTACTGATAAC